TCTGCGCTTGTGCTAAAGATATTTTTTGCTGCGTTATAGCTTGTTGTTTTTGAACTTCAGCTTGAGCCGCTTGTTGTTGAGCTTGAGCGTTAGCTTGTGCTTGAACTTGTATGTTTCTTTCTTTTAGTTTTTGATCTCTGTCTATTTTCTTTTTTCTTCGTATTTTTAAAAGTTGATTAGCTAGTTTTATATTTCTAACTTCTCTTATATCTATAATATCTTCTAAGTCTATAGTTTGTTGAGATAAAGCTACTTGTATATTATTTTCTAATAAAGCTTTTTCTTCTTCGTCTGGCGCTAACTCTATAAATATACCAAAGTCATACAGATGTAACTCTGTTAACTCTTTCAAAGTAGCAACATTATGAGCGCCTATAGCTTGAATAAAAGCATCAGCTGTTGGTGAATACTCTAATATGTCTGATATTCTAAGTGATAATTGTTCTGCTACTTCAGCTGTTAAAAATAAACCAGAGTTTAATATATGTCTAGTAGCTACATTTGAATTAGCAGCTGCTATTTTTTGCACGCCTACCAAGGCGTTTTTATCTGGCATACTACCATCTCTAGCTTCGTTTAATCCGGTTACATCTCTTATCATTTGCAAATAGTAATTATAATTACCAATAAGAGCTTGTATTTTATTACCACCACTACCAGATGTTATTTCTTGTATAGGTACTTTACCAGGGTTTATATCGCCATCTTGTGTAAAAGATCTACCAATAACACTACCTGTTTGGAAAAACATATTTAAAGCTTCTTGTGGATTATAATTAGTTCCGTTACCTAAATCTATTTCAGCTAAACCATCTGCGTCTAAATAAACACCATCAGGTATCATACGTGACATTACTTGTTGTAACTTTAAATGTGTAAGCTGTATCATATCAGCAAATCCAGTAATACGTTTTACTAAAGAATCTATATTTCCTTTGTACATGCGAGGCGCGACAACACTGTAATTCATTTTAACTTTAGTGTAATCACTCTTTGGCCTCATCATGTTTTTAGCCATTTCCCACTTTAATAGCTTGTTAGTTCCAACAACCATAGCCCCTTCATATAAAACTTCTATAGCTCTTTCTAATTTAGAAAAGCCACCTTCCATATCTTCCGGTGGATTAAAGTTATCATCTTTTTCTATGGCTTTATCAGCGCCTGTAGCAGTTTCTTTTAGTTTGTATACTTCGTTCATATATGTTTTATAGTTGTAATATAAAACTTGAACTTTATTATTATCAAACTCATCATAACTACTAGCGTTTTTATAAGAGTTGTTTGTATACAAAGATCTTGACTGTATTATTTCTTCTAAATCTGATTGATCTAAATGTGGAAATTGTTTAGCTAATTCGTTTATAGGTATAGTTTTTACTTCACCAACATAATATATATCATCAAAATAAGGTGATTCAGTATAAGAATAAACTAAATCTGCAGGATCAACATACTCTATAGTAGCGCCTTCCGAAGTTGTAAAGCTTGTTTTTACAGCACCAATACCTAAAACTGTTAAATCTCTATAAAATCTTTTTGAAATTAAATCATAGTTATTACCTTTCATTAAAGTACTAATGGCTTGCTCTTCTGCTATTTCTACAGACTGCTTGTAAGTAAGTTGCATGTGTAGCGCTAGTTCTTCTTCGTTTTCAGGTAAATTTTCTGGATCATTAGCTGCTAAATCTAAATTAAAATTAGCTCTAATAAACTCATCAACACTTTTCATTTGCATGTCGTCTATTATAGACTCCATATATGCAGTTCTCTTAGTCATACCGTGTATGTCTTGAGAATACGCTTTTACATCATAAAGACGATCAGCCATACCATTAACAACTATGTCTACGAACTTAGGTATAATAGGTACTGGTGTCCAGTCTAGATTTAAGTAGCTTAAGTCACCATTTATAGATAACTCATCTTTGTATTTTTGTATCGATTGATTACCTTCTGCGTAAAGCCTTAATCTATGAAAATCGTTATAGTGCTTATGGTATCTATTAATACCATTGTCTTTGTTAAACCACTCATGCTCTATAGCTTTGGCAACTTTTAATCCATAATCATAACTAAGCTTTTCAGCGTCACTTACTACTTGACTTGGAAAATAATTATTAATAGAATATGACATATTTATTTTATTATTTTTGATGTATTGCCTCTGTTGTGATACTTAGCAATATTTATGTTTAATTTAGGTTTTTCTATTTTAGCGTTTGGTTTATATAAGTTTCTATTACAAGCCATAATAGCAAGTCCAGAGCTTATAGAAGCATCAAACTTTGTTCTTTTAGTTATATCAAATTTAGCCCAGTCATTTAAAGTTCTGTTAAAATAAATGTTACCATAAACACCGTCTTCTAAATGACCAACGTATTGTTGTATGTACATTTCAATAGCAGCAGCATGAGCTTGTTTTATATCTTCGCTTGAGTTAGGTATACCACCTATTTCTTTTTCTGTTACAGATAACTTGTTCCAAATTTTATCTGGTCTGTTCATGCTATAACCTCTATAACCTCTACGTCTTAAATGATATAATAACCTAGGTTTATTATTTTCTGCAAGTAGTGGCATGCCATAAAATACTAATGCCATTAATACATCTTCAAAAAATATTTCAGCTGTTTGTGGTCTAGCTATATATTCTAAAAACATGTGATTAGGTGGCGCATCTTCCATGCTAAATTTAGTTAAACCGTGCAATGCTCCATTTGAACCTCTACCATCTACTGTTCCTGATATATCGTAACTATCACAACCAAAAGCTCCTACGTGATCATTACCAGGATATTTAATTCCGTTTTTAACTATTATTCTGTTTTGTAAATGACTTGGTGGTACCCAGCTTATATTAAATCTACCTTTTGGATCTGGATAAAATATCACTTGTGTATCTTTTATACCGTTAACCCATTGAAAGTTACCAACGCTTACATTGGCTTGACTACCTATACCGTCGTTGTAGTCTACTTGTTCGTATATTTTTACTAAGTTAAATATACTATTTTTAGCTTCATCTCTAAACGCATGTTCTTCAGTACGTGGAAACTGTCTGTAAAATTCATTTAAAGCGTCTTGATCATTTTTTAAACCTTCAGCTTCGTTATTCCAATGATCAACTATGCCATAATCTATTAGTTCGCCATCTGGTCCGAAGACATCATTATCTGGACTATCAAATACTGGTTGTCCGTACTCATCAATAAATCCTTCATAATTCCATTCCATTGGAATAAAAAAAGAATATAAACCAGACTTTGTTTGTCCATTACGGTTTCGTTTTGTAACGTCTGAATCATAGTATAACTTTTTAAAATTGTTACCACCTTTATCTAACGCGTTACTAGTACTACCCATCATACACTTGCCAACTACTCTAGCGCCTAAACGTAAACACGTTTTTGTTACTCTCCAGTTATTTAATATGTTATCTGGTCTTTCCCATTTGCCACTTTCATCGTGAACTAATAAGTTAAGCTTTTCTCCATCATAGCTATTATCACCTGTGTTTTTCCAATCAATAGTAGTATCAAGTCCAACCAAGTCTTCCTGCTTTTCGTTAGCAGTAATTTTTTTACGCGTAAACTTACTTGCAGGTACACGATAAGCAAGTTCAGACTTAGGCCTATCCATACCATCTTGTATTGGTTTAAAAAAGAAAGGATAGTTAACCGATATTGGAACAACTTTGTCTGTAAACATTTTTTTAGCATCAGCACCACTTTTAGATAATATACCATATCTACTATCACTTGATATTGTGGCTAAATTAACTGTTTCTGCAGAAGACATAAAACTAAAACCAGATCTTCTGTTTTTAAGATAACACATACCATAACATCTTTTATCAGCTTTACAAGCTTCCCAGAATATAAAGAACAACCTATTAGCTTCTCTAAAATCAGGCGCACCTACATCTATTTTACTCCATTGCAAATACATATAATGACTACCTGTTATATATGTTGGTATTTTATTATTTAAAAACCAAAAGCCTTCATCTCTACGTTTAAACTCTTCGTCTATATAATCATACCACTCTTCTTTTTTATCTTCAGGATACGATCTCCAGTCAAATATATTTTTAAGTTTACTTAATTGTTTTGGATACTCTATTTTTTTCCACCTACCTATTTTGTGCTGCAGTCGCACTGGCAGCAACGGCAAAGCCACCCGCAAATTTTGTATTTCAAGTATTTCACCAATTTTACCAGTTTTTGATATAACGATAATATCATGTTCTTTATTGTATCCATATTTCCATTTTTTACCACGGTTCATCCGTGTGATTGTTGTTTTCTTTATTGGTTCTATAACCTTAACTAAACTTTGCTTGTACATTACTTAGATCTACCTTCTGCGAATCCTTTAAAAGCTTTTTTCTCTGTCTTTTCAGGTGTTTTGCCCTCAAGC